GTGTTTTCGTTTCCAGCTCCTGTGTTTTGGTGGGCAGCGCCTGTGCCTCCGGTGCTTTGCTGTGCTCGATCGCTCCGGCAAGCTGGTTTCGGTACCGGTCGCGTTCCCGCGTCAGCGTCTGCAGCTGTTCCCGCAACTGCTGCAGTTCGGCGTTGACCTGCTGCCCGCCACGATCGGCCTCAGCCAGCAACACCTCACACTCCGCCAGCCGTCGCCGCAGATCCTCCATCGTCTCCGGCTCGCTGTCGCTCGCCTGCTGTGGCTCGATGCGTCGACGGTATGTGCCACCAAAGCCCTCGCGTGCGAACCTTCCCGGCACCCTCGTGCGAAGCCACAGGCCGGTATTGTTTTTCAGCATGTCGCCGTCCTGCAACAATTCATCCGGCTCAACATCCCGCCAGCCCGGCCCGCTTGGGTCGTCTGTTGTCTGCTGTGTTTGTTCGTCGCTCACTTGCCGTCCTCCCTTTGAATCTGTGGCTCTGCTGCCGCAAACTTCGCAGCCTCGTTCCATGTTGTGTCGTCAATCGGCATTCCTGCCGAAATCATCGCCACCGCAAACCTCCGAACCAGCTCCCGCATCTCCTCCTGCTCCGGCGTAATGCTCGCGTCTGCCCACTCGCCGCAAAACGATGTTTTCCACGTTGTTTCAAACGGTGCTCGCCTCCAGCAAGTACCCATGCCCGTCTTTCCGTCTTTCCACCACCGGCAATTCCCACACCTTCGTTCGTTCATCGTCTCACCCTCCAAAAAAATCAAAACGGACAATCTTCACCAAACTCATTCACCGCCGTCGTCAGTTCTCGAATCATCGTCGGCTTTTCCTCGCTGAACTCAGCCTGCACAATCCGATCCCACTGGCCCTCACGCTTCACCAACAGCCGCGAAGGCTTCCGGGCTGACCCATGATTGAGTGCCGTGATTGCTTCCGCCACGCTCGCGGGAAACGGAAAAACAGATCTCGCATCCCACCATGCAAACGCCTTCTGCAATGCAAATCCTTCATGTTCGAAGCACACCCATTCACGCACCACAATCCATCCAAGATTTCCAGCAGGCATTGTGTCGTCGCTGACATAGTACGACACGCACAGCGTAGGCGGTTTGCCCGGTGTCGTTTTTTTCTGATGCAGATGCCAGTGGACTTCCTGCACGTCGTACCATTGCGGGGGCAGCTCGCCGACGATTGCCGACTTCGTGTCCATCTCGCTGCCGTGTCTTGGCTCCCTGTCCATCTCCCTCACAAACATGTGCCCGCATTCCGTGCACCGCACCGCGCTCAGCACACACTCTGCCCGGCACTTCGGACAGACCTTTGAGGGTGCCTCTGATCCGTCCGCGTTCCGTGGTTTGCTGACCCCGTAATCGTCAGAATCCAGTGCCCCGTGCCGCTGCAAATTGCCCCCGAAATCCAGAATAAGACAATCCGTTTTGCCGTCCGCCATCCGCAGCCCACGCCCAACAATTTGCGCGAACAGACCGGGCGACATTGTCGCCCGCAGGACTGCTACAGCGTCAATGCGTGGTGCGTCGAATCCTGTTGTCAGAACATCCACATTCACGCACCACCGCAGCCGACCTGCCCGGAAATCCTCCAGCACTCGCTGCCGTTCGATGGCTGGCGTTTCGCCCGTGACCAGTCCCACGTCCTGCCCTGTCAGATCCCGCAGGGCTGCCGCCACCTGTTCCGCATGACTCACACCCGCACAGAACACCAGCACACTATTCCGGCCTTCGCACGCAATCGTCAGCTCACAGCAGGCAGCGTGGATAATGTCATCCCCGCTGAATGCTCGCTCCATCTCAGCCGCCACAAACTCACCACCACGGACTGCCACGCCTTTCAGATCCGCTTGCGAGTCTGCCGGATTGTTGGTCAGCCTGCTGAGATATCCACCTTCAATCAGCGTCCCTGTTTTCGCTTCATAGCAGACCCCGGAGAACAGCCGACCGTCACCGCACAGACTGCCTTCGTTTGTCCTGTAGGGTGTCGCGGTCAGCCCCACGCAAAACATCCGGGAATTCAACTTCCGCAGCTCCGCCAGAAATTGCCCGTACATGCTGCCCGCATCGTCGGAAATTAAATGTGCCTCATCAATGACCACCAGCCCGCGTTTGCCAAACTCCGCCGCGTCCCTGTAGACGCTCTGAATGCCGCAGCAGATGACCGCGCTGTCAATGTCACGTTGTTTCAGCCCTGCGGAATTCAGCCCCACGTGCAGCCCCGTCAGCCGCTCGATCTTCTCCGCGTTCTGCTGCAGCAGCTCCTTTCGGTGCGCCAACACCAGCACCCGTTGCCCCCATTCCACGGCCTGCCGAATGAGCAGTGCAATGACAATGGACTTGCCCGCTCCAGTCGGCAGGACGATCAGCGGATTCCCCTGCCCGCTGCTGATGTACTGCCACGCCGCCGCGTTCGCCTCTGACTGATACCACCGTGCTTCCATCGCTCGCATCTCCCCGCCAAAAATCCCGGCAGCGTTTCCGCTGCCGGGACTGCACACCACCCACACACACCCATCAACCAAACGGATTTGCCATCTGCCCTGCAGTGGGGGCTGGATAGCTGGTCTGTGTCATCGGCTGCCCGCTGCTGCGCTTGACGGCATAGCCTTTGACCTCGTTTGACTCACGGCCCTCGTACTCACGCACGTCAACCGTGACTGTCAGCAGTCGGTTGTGCAACTGCACAGAATCGCCGGGATTCGGAACACCCACAGAATCCTGAATGGCCTTCAGCCGCTGCTTTGCAATCGAGACCGCCTGTGCGTTGTTGTTGAACAGGTTCAGCCGGTCCCAAATTTTCCGGCCCTTGTACGGCCCATCCTGAACCTGCAACACCAGTTCGAGGAACTGCCCGCTGCCGTTCTTCGTCGGCTTCAGTTCGCTGTCTGTGATGACAGCCTGATACTCACCGGCTGGCAGTGCTCCCCGTGGGGTTTCCGCCTCAACACCGGACATGTCAATACCTCGCAAACTCGCCATCTCAATCAACCTTTCGCATCTGAAGAACCACTCACCAGAAATTGAGCATACGCAGCCCAACTGAATTCAATCTCCTCCGGCATGGCCAGCCTGTTTTTGGCCAGTGCTGTTGGCGTCTCAACACACCTGACAAACCGCTCGCCGTTGCCCGATGCAATCACGCGGTCCCGGTTGAATCCCTGATCTTCCTTTTTTGTGAACACCCGATAGGACGCAAACAGCACTTCATCACACCATTCCTGCAGCAGTGCCGATGCCGTGTCGTGCAACGCGGGCTGGTATCGGTCGTAACTTTCCGCTGTCGGATCTTGGTGTTTTTTGATGGCACAGTGTGCCAGCAGAATGATACCAATTCCCTTCTCTTTCCGCAGCCAGTCCAGCCCCGTCAGCAGCTTGTCCCAATACACCACGGCGGACTTGTATCCCGCACCATAGCCAATGTCGGCAATGGACTTCTTTCCGGCGTCCGCTGCCACCTGCGCGTGAATGATGGCCTCCAGCCAATCCACCGAATCAATCGCCAGCCACTTGTATTGATGCTGATTATTGGCCAGCCACATGATGACCGCGTTCACCTGTTCCCAGCACTGCACCTGATCAGTCCGTGCGCAGTCGATGTCGTTCAGCCCGTCTTCGACGTTGAGGAACAGAACACCGGGGGCCTGTGCAGCCCAGGATGATTTGCCGATCCCGTGTGTGCCGTACAGCATGACTCGCCGTGGCACCGCCTTTTTGCCTGTCGTAATCTTCACAGCTCGCATCTCCTGAAAACAACCATCGTACCTCAGCCCACTGTGGGCTGATTCATTTCTTTCCCGCTGCCCTGCAGCAGCCGCTTCACCAAATCCGGGTGCATCCTCTGGCGAGGAATCCACGGCATCTCCCCAGGATCCCACTGGCTGCCGGGACCAGTCCGGCCAAACTCGCGGTCTTCCCGGTCCTGTGCCATCGTCTCCGGGACGCCATGCCACGCCCCAAACTTATCCCCGCTCATTGTGCCTGCCTTTCCACGGTCCACCGGCTTTTGCCTTTGGCGTCCAAATTCTCCTCCAGATTCCAGCCCCGCACACCACCCGCTGCCGCCAGCAGGTTTCGCACGTTCAATTCTGCGGAATACTTCGCTGGTAAAATCAGCCGTTCGCCCGGCTTCAGTGCCTGCAACCGTGCCACCAGTCGCCTGTCAATCATCATAACCCGGCTTCCCCTCCAGCTCCGATCGAATCAGCTTGACGTGTTTCGGTGCGCTAAAATACAGCCGTGCCCGGTCGCCGCGAATCTCAACCATCACAACCTCAATCGTCGTATCACCACAGCGGATGATAACAGACTCCTGCGCCCTTCGCCCCAGCGTTAAGCCGCCGTTGCCGTCCGCGTTTGTCCTGAATTTCTTCGCCTGTTTGAGTGGTCGCGGTGCCTCCATTGGGACCGCTGCCACTGCTGCCTGTTTGCGTTTCATGTTGCCTCCCTGATTCGGATATGTGTGCCAGGATGCCAGCCCATTGACCACGTTTTTCGGACTCTCAACACTGCCACCTGTGCATCGTCCGTCCAGAATGCGGATAGTGCATCCAGCACGGCTTTTGCGATATTGTCCGCGTCTGGTTTCTGTGTGTGCAGGCTGCACGCCATCGCATCGCGTTTCTTTTTGCTCCAGCTTTTCGGCATGGCAAAGACGGCTGCAATCTCCACATCGACCGGACCAGTAAACACCGGCAGCCCTGCAGCCACTGCTGCCTCATGCACCGCCTTTTTGTATCCGTGCACCGGATGCTTCTTTGGCAAATACGTTCGAGCGAATCCGCCTCGCGATGAAACCCGATGCCGTGGCTGTGCCACCGGCGTTCCGGGGACAAATACAAACCATCCTTGCTCATGGCTCATAATCAGGTGCCCCCTTCGCCATTCCGTTGCTGCGGACAGTCTGAATCTGCACCGCTGTTCGCTTCGGACCGCACCATCGTTTTTCCCGCTCCTCTGGTGACCAGTTGGCCTGCTCTGCCAGACACCGCCGCCGCAATTCATCCTCCGGTATGCGTGGCTCTCGCTCCGGCATCTGATACGCCAGACGATGCGGACCGACCTGCACATACTCGCCCGATTCCATTTCCACGATGTACTCGTAATCCTCTTTGCGCACCGCCGCCAGTACCCTGTGAATTCGTCCGGGCTGCCAGTCGTCGGGGATGTCCATTTCGACTACCACGCGTTCCCCGACTTGGCGAATTTTCGTTGATTTCAACGGCATTGTCTCAACCCTCCAAAAAAAACCACCGGCGAATCATTCGCAGCGGGGATCAGCCGCCAGCGGACCTGCTGTTGTGCTGCGGTGGTTTGTTGTTGTCTCAGTCCTGAATCTTGCGCCGCATTGCCACGGACCGCAAATCGTCAGGCACTGGCATTCCCAGCTGCTGCAGAATCTCAATCACCGACCTTGCAACAACACCGGTCCTGTCTGTCAACTCACCGCTGACCTTCTGCCGCTTCGGGACAATCTTGCACGTCTGCAACATCGACCGCAGTGCGTTTTCCGCCACTGTGATTCCCGTGTCTGCTGCAAGTCGCTTCCTGATCTCCGGCACAGTTGCCTGACTGCATTCCTCTGCGTGCAGTGTCAACCACTGCCCAACCGTGACCGTCTGGCCCATGTTCAGACGGCTTCGTGTAATCTTGCTCATCTCAGTTCCCTCCGAAAATCAACCAACCAACCAAACCCGCAGCGCACCATACGCTGCATCGTGTATTCGTCCCCGGCCCTGCAGTCACCGGGAGTCGCCACGAGGCTCGTGGCTGCG